ATGCGCATCAATTTGCCGACCTGGCTGACCCTTTTCCGCGTGGCATTGCTGCCGGTGATGGTCGTGGTGTTCTACTTGCCGTTCCGTGGCCACAACATCACGGCCGCCATCGTGTTCATCCTGGCCGCCATCACCGACTGGCTGGACGGCTATCTCGCCCGGCGGATGAAGCTCACCTCGGCATTCGGCGCCTTTCTCGACCCGGTGGCGGACAAGTTGATGGTGGCGGTGACGTTGTTCCTGCTGGTGCAGTCGCATCCGAGCAGCGGCTGGTCCGGCATCCTGATGGCGGTGACCGCGGCGGTCATCGTCGGGCGCGAGATCAGCGTGTCGGCGCTGCGCGAATGGATGGCCAAGATCGGCATGAGCGCCACCGTGAAAGTCGCCATGATCGGCAAGCTGAAGACCGTGATGCAGATGGTGGCGCTGGTGGTGCTCATCGTGCAGCACGAGAAGGAAGCCACGGCGCTGCGGCTGTATCACATCGGCGAAGGACTGCTGGTGATCGCCGGCATCCTGACCATCTGGTCCGGGCTGTACTACCTGCGCGCAGCCTGGCCGATGCTGCGCGACGACGCCTCGGGCAAACCGACTTGACGACACCGTTTCACGTATTAGAATGCGCGGCTCCGATGCGGGAATAGCTCAGTTGGTAGAGCACGACCTTGCCAAGGTCGGGGTCGCGAGTTCGAGTCTCGTTTCCCGCTCCAGATTTCGCCCATGGCGACGCAAGGCCCTGACTCGTTCAGGGCCTTGTCGTTTCCGGCCATCAGCCACGGCGCAGGGACGCACGCGGGAGGGCCGGGCGCTATTCACAAGCGATCTGGTTCTGCTATCATTTGCGGCTCCGATGCGGGAATAGCTCAGTTGGTAGAGCACGACCTTGCCAAGGTCGGGGTCGCGAGTTCGAGTCTCGTTTCCCGCTCCAGGATTTGCACGGAACCCCGGATCGCCGGGGTTTTGTTTTCCGGGGAATATGCGATCATCTCCGTGTCACGATGATCGGGTGCATCAAGCAACGGCCTGGTGGCAGAGTGGTCATGCAGCGGACTGCAAATCCGCGTACGCCGGTTCGATTCCGACCTAGGCCTCCATTGCAATCAACGGTTTAGGCGTCTTATGGGCGCCTTTTTCGTTTCGGAAATACGGCGAAGGAAGGGGGAAATCGAGGGTTTGCCACTCGTTTTCGAGTGGCAAACTCGCGTAAGCTTGCGTCGTTTCCGATTACGCGAGTTTTCAGGGATGGCAACGAAGCGGCGGCGTGGGGTTACCTGGCACTATACGATACGGCGCGCGGGGCTGTTGCCGCGGCCGATCTACCTGAGCTTCGACGACGAAGCCGAGGGCGATGAGTACGTGCGGCGAGTGGAGGCGCTGCTGGCGCGCGGGGTGGTGCCGGAGGAGTTCGGCGCGAAGCGCTCGGCCACGGCGCTGCTGAGCGATGCGGTGATGCGGTACATGGGCGTGCAGCATGTGTCGGTGGATGACGCGGTGTTGCTGGACGTGGTGTTGATGCGGTTGCCGCGCTCATTGTCGCTGCCGGGGCTGACGTTCGCTTGGGCCCAAGGCTGGGTGACCGCGATGAAGCGCGAGCAGAACCTGGCGCCCAGCACCATCCGGCACTACGTGGGCGCGCTGGCCCGGGCGCTGGACTGGTTGGCGGCGCAGGGTGAGATACCGACAAACCCGCTGCGGCTGCTGCGCAAGGGCTATTCGACGTACACGCCGGATGACGTGGCGCAGGTGGCGCTGGTCGAGGGCGCCGGGAAAGACGATGATGAGCGCGATCGCCGGCTCGAGGCGGGTGAGGAAGCGAAGATCCGCGCGGTGCTGGCCGGCGCGAAGGCGGAAGGCAAGCAGCGGGCGCTGGAACTCAAGCATGGGGCGGCGCTGGTGCTGCTGTTCGACATGGCGCTGGAGTCGGCCATGCGGATGAGCGAGATGTACACGCTGACTGTTGGCCAGGTGGACCTGGAGCGGCGCACGATCTTCCTGGACAAGACCAAAAACGGCGACAAGCGGCAGGTGCCGATCACCACGGTATTGCGCAAGTTGCTCAAGGCGTACCTGCGCGGCCGCGGCGTAGATGAGCGGGTGTTTCCGTGGTGGGGTGGCTCGCTCGATCGCGCCGAGCTGCGGCGCTGCACGTCGCAACTGTCACGCCAGTTCGCGCGGATCTTCGAAACGGCAGGGTGCGTCGGGCTGCACTTTCACGATCTGCGCCACGAAGCCACCGCGCGCATCTACGAACGCACGCGACTGACGGACATGCAGATAGCGAAGATCACCGGGCACAAGAGCCTGGCGTCGCTGCGGAGGTACGCGAACTTACGGGCGTCGAACTTGGCGGAGGCGATGTGGTGATTCAATCAGCCGCGTGCCTTGGGCCCAACAGCCTGGGCATGGCTCGACGCAAACCATCGAGCACTCGCGACCAGCCGACACTTGTCTTCCACTCGGCGCCGTCGATCACGGCGCGGTAGCTGTCGATGCGAGCGGTGCGGTAGAGCTCGATCGTGTGCGTGCGCGGCTCGGGGCCGTCGAAGTCCTCGATCATGATGCGGCGGCGGAGCAACGGCGGCTGCCATTGGGGTGGCCGTTGATCCTCGGGCGCGACCTCGGGCCGGTGCCGATCGCGACGTGCCTGGTATTTTCGGGTTCGTCGGTACATGGCAGACCTTCAACGCTCCGGCGAATTAGTGTTAGGTGCCATTGATGATCGCGTCCACGTCCGTGATGCTTGGCCGTCGGCTTCTTTCCCGCTTGTTGGTTTTCAACAAGTCGATAGCAACGTCAATTGCCTCTCCCACTTCCAACGGGTCTTGTTCTCTTGCGCCCTTTGTCCCGCGCCGCCAGCCGTTGTGGTTGCGCAATATTTTCAATGCCGTCGACTCTTTCATTACGTACTCCGTGTGTTTCATCGTGCAGCGTCTAACACTGCGTCCGAGCTGACGGCGGATAGAGCCCGCCGCAGCTCAACTTAATCGTTAGGTTGCAAATGACAGTTCGTTTTGCGCTGCGGGTTTCATAGTTGCGAGAAATGCGCGTAGATCGGCTCCCGGAACGAGCACGGACGAAAAGCACATCCCGCACCGCCACCACTCGCCGCCTCCAGCAACGCAAAAGGCTTGCTCCGGCGTTCCGGGCGAGTGCCGCTCCATTGGTTTTCCGCGCCACTTGCATCCTTTCGCTTCACAAACTGGTTTCATCGTGGTTCCTCGCGTTGCCACCTAACACGTCATTCGAGTTGACAGCTTCGCTGCAACTCAATTCAAGGGTTATGCGTCAGAGCAGGCAGCTCGGTACCTGCGTCCATTTCATGCCGCCAACAGACGGGCCACCTGAAAACCTGCGTTTCCCACCAGCGCTATTGGCTAGCGCGGCATTCGTCTTACGGGCCAGCTTGTCGAGCGCTTTTGCTGCATCCGTGTCACCGCGACTCTGCGCATCGTTGGCGGCATCTGCCAGGGCAGTGAAGTCATCTTCGCTCACATTAATTTGTGCCATTTCCGATTCTCCGTTGGTATTTCTTCGCAGCGCATAACACTGCGGTCAAGTCGGACGGCGGTACCCGCCGCCGCTTACCTCAAGTGTTAGGCATCTTTTCGTGCCGGACAGCCGATGCCATCGCATCCATTGGCGCCGTACCCAATTCGGTTTGTGTCGTGCCCACAGTCTGGCCATATACAACGCGGCATCTTAAAAACCTTCGGCGTGCATATCGCTGCCGGCAGGTGGCTGGTTCCGCGAAGAAACTGGTTCTGCTCAACGAGCACGGTTTCCAGGCGCTTCCGCCATACCTCCCAATTCGTGTTCTCTCCCTTCCTCTCTGCAATGGAGTGCGCGGAGCGCAGCAAGTCATTCGCTTCGGTCAAAAAATCAGCAGCTGTTTTCATAATCAAGTCCTCGGGGGCCTAACACGGCGGTCAACGCGACCGCCGACCTATCTCGCTAAAATCAAGCCGCGTCGTGCGGCGCGTTACCTTGGGGGTTAGGAGTTCAGTTCGTACCGATTCAGGTCCGGGAGTGTTTGGCGCGGCTTGGGTTGGCGACTCTTGATCGGGGTGGCGCTCCTGGCGTCTTTCGCGACCTGCTGCTTGCGGCGCTGTTCGGCTTGTTCGCGGGCGTGCTGGGCGATGTAGGCGAGCACGTCGGCGCGCAGCAGCACGGTGCGCTTCTGGTTGACGCGCAACGCGGGCAGCGCGCCGGAGTCGATGATCTGCTCCACGGCTTCCACGCCGCAGCGCATGAGGGCGGCGGCGCCTTTCGGGTCGAGGGTTTCGCTGGTGTCCACGGCGGCGTCAGACATGTGACTGCTCCAGGCGCTTGAACTCCACTACCCAGACCCACGGGTTGGCGTTCCAACTGTCGGCGCCATTGATGGATTCCCACAGGCTGCGATAGGCAGCCACGGGCGAGGCGAACCATGGCAGGTCGGGCGCGCCGCGCCAGCCGTCCCGATCGCGCAGCAGGCCCTCGGCGATCGCGTCCGCCTCGCTGATGTCCTGCAACCGCTCCACGCGCACGCTGGTCACTTCGAGGGTGAGGCGGCTGGCCCAGCGCGGCATGAAGCGGGCGTGCCGGTACCGACCTGGTTCCGGCTGACCTCGGTGCGGCGGCGTGCTGGTGTGCTCCCAGTTCATGCGCTCACCGTCGACGATGTACTCGATCGGCGCCAACGGACGTCGGTATCCCGCGTCGAGGCAGAGTTCCGCGACGCGTGCGCCGCTGTGCTCATCGAGGTAGTCGAGGGTCCGCCACGCCTCGCGCACCCACAGCCGATCGCCTGGCTGGCCGTAGGGGCATAGCTCGGGCCATGATGACAAAGAAGCCGGGGCGCCGTCGTCGAGGAATTCGTACCCCCACGAATCCGGATCGTTGTGCAGGCCTGAGTAACCCAGCGTCGGCTCAGCCTCTGCAAGATTGACGATCGGATGCTTGCGGTAGGGTTTCACTACCCGCCGCGTCATCGTCTTGCGGTCTTCGAGATCGGCGCGCACCATCGGCGCGGAGAAAAGGATGGGGCGTTCTTTCATGCGGCGATCCGTTCCGGCATCTGCACGGGGTCGAGGTTGGCGCGGGCCAGCGCGCAGAGTGGCGGCGGGCTGACGCTGTTGCCGACCATGCGCACGCTGGCGCTGATGGACAGTTTGCGGCCGTCGGCGGTGGTGTCGATGATGTAGTCGGGCGGGAAGCCCTGGGCGCGGAACAGTTCCTCACGGCGCAGCATGCGCAGGCCGATATCCACGATCACGTAGGGCGTGCCCTGCACCAACACGGTCACCAGCGCCAGGCGATCGCGGGTGGTGATGGTGTCCACCGGTTCACGCAGGTCGAGCGCCTGTCCGTTGCCGTAGTAGTTGATCAGGAACGCGGCCACGCGCAGCGCGCCGGCTTCGTGTTCCGGTGACAGCGTGCACTCCACCACCGCGTGGTGCTCGCCGCCGGCACTGATGGTGTGCAGCGGATCGGCTACGTCGGCCGCCGAGCTGGTGCCGCGAAGCTTGGCAAGGTGCGCGGTAGCCAGCCGCGACTGGCTGCCGGTGCCGGTGATCGTCGGAACCGGTTTGCGCAGGTCGTGGCCGTCGCCGTTGTAGTAGCCGCCGTTGGCTTGTTCAAGGAACGCGGTGATTACGCCCATGGCATGCGCCGCCCCGGCCGGACGCTTGGCGCCTGCGCCGCTGGTGATGGTCGGCATCGGCTCATCGGCCGGTGCGCCCTTGCTGTCGCCGCGGAACTTGACCAGGTGGGCGGCGGCGACCGCATGCCCGCCGCTGGCTGTCACGGTACCAAGCGTCTCGGTGACCGCGCGGCATCCGCTGCCCCAACGTTGTGCGCGGCCGGGCTGTCCATCGCCATGCGCGGCTTGCACCAGTGTCGGCGCTACCACCGCGTGCGTCCCGCCCTTTGGCCACGCGGTGATGGTGCCGAGCGGTTCGCTGCTCGCTGCCACACCGTTGGCGGATGCGTTCGCGCACTGCACGATGAACGGTTCAGCCGCGTCGATCACGTACCGCTTCACGCCCTTGGCGATGCGGCGCATGGTGGCGTCGGCCAGCGGCTTCTTGCGGGTGAAGATGGACGGGCACGGGATGGTGAAGTCGATGCAGTCGGCAGCGGTCACCAGCGGCAGCAGGCCGTGCGCCTTGCCGTGCGTGGGCGCGGGCCACACGATGGGATGGCCGTCGCGGCGGGCGATCAGGAACAGGCGCTTGCGACTGGTGCCGGCGCCGTAGTCGCTGGCGATCAGCTTGCGCCATTCGACCGCGTAGCCGAGCGCGCGCAGCGCGGCGATGAACTGCTGCCAGGTGCGGCCGGCGTGGCGCTTGTCTGGCACCAGTGTCTGCTGCCACACGCTGACCTGCTCGCCTGGTGCGGCGACGGTGCCGTCCAGCTTGATCACGCGGCCGGTGGCTTTGCAGCGCTTGGCCACCAGCGGACCCCACGTCAGGATCTGCTCGACGTTCTCCAGGCTGATGATGCGCGGCGCGCTTCCGGCGCGGGCCAGCGTGCCGGCGACCTTGAGCACCACCCAGCTGAGCGAGCGCGTGGCGCGCGATCGCGGCTGGCCGCCCTTGGCCTGGCTGAAGTGCGTGCAGTCGGGGCTGGCGTGGAACCAGCCCACGGGCCGGCCTGCCACCTCGCGCAGAATGTCGACCGTCCACACGTCGGCTTCCATGTGCCGCGTGAACGGGTGGTTGGCGGCGTGCAGGCCGATGGCAAGGTGGTCGTGGTTGACGGCCACGTCAGGGTCGCGGCCCAGCGCCTGGCGCAGCGCTTCGCTGGCACCGCCGCCGCCGGCGAAGAAATCGACCACGATTTCTCCCGGGCGCAGGGCGGACACCAGCGCCTTGCGTGGAAAGTTGAAGGCCCGCTGGTTGCCATCAGCCATGGGTGATGGCCCTCACTGCATCGGCGCCGAAGCTGCCCAGCATGGTGTAGATGCGGTCGAGGCACTGGTCTGCGGCAGAAAGCGCGCATGGACAGTCGAATTCGCTGGCCACCTTGAATGCAGCGCCTTTGGCGGCGACATGCATGTCGACGAAGCAATACCAGGTTCCGCCATCCATCTGGAAAAGCTTGGGCCGGCCGTGCGTGGCAAGAAGCGAAAGGGTGGTTTCCAGATCAGCCATGTCGCACCTCTTCAACGCTGTGGCCGGCGGTGCCGGCAATGAGTTCGATGAACCACGGGACGTGGCCGGCGGGGAGCTTGCGCAGGTTGAGGCGCACGGGGTGGCGCACGATGTAGTCGCGCAGGTTGCGCTCGGTGATGACGTACTGCGCGGGGTGGCCGTCGGTGCGGGTGACGTAGTCGGTGTTGGGCTTGGCCACTACCAGGCCGGCACGGACGTCGCGCAGCAACGTGGAGGGGTCCATGCCCAGCATGGTGGCGGCTTGGCTGATGGTGTAGGTGTCGCCGGCCTGGCGGTGGATGCCGTGGCGTTTACGCTGCACGGCAATGGCGGTGGCGGTGCGCCGGTAGCCGGCGCGCCTGAGCGCGCGTTGCACGGCGGCGGGCGCGAGCGTGTTGGTGTCGCGCAGGATGGCGATTTCCTCGGCGCACCAGTACGGTTCGCGGAAGCGCGGCGTGGTGAGCCCGAGGTCGCGGGCGCGGCGACTCACCCACCAGACGGGGCGCGCCAGGCGCTTGGCCAGCGCCACCACGTCGCCTCGTTTCATCGGCCGCTGGTGGGCGGCGCGGATCGCATCGTTCATGCCCGGCTCCAGTTTCCATGACTCGCGCACCAGCGGCTGGCCAGCGCAGCGCAGGCCCAGCGTGTGGGCGCGGTTGTAGATGGCACTGCGCGTGCGGTGCGGCAGGGCGGCCAGCACGGCGTCGATGCCGCCGGTGGGGTAGCGCTCGCGCACGATGGCCAGCTCGGTGGTTGTCCAGAAGTTGCGTTCAGCCATGGACGGGCACATCGCTGTCGTATCGGTTGGCGGCGGCCAATGCGGCACGCACCCCTTCTTTGATCGACGCGTTGAGCGCGGCGACGGTGGGGTGGCCTTCCGGATCGGTCTCCATCGCCATGCGCGCCACGCAGGCAACCTTGTAGGCGTGCACGGCGTGCTCAAGCAGGCCATCGGCGGGTTTTTCGTCGCCGATCGCGATGCACAGTTGCGCGACCAGCTCCATGGCTTTCTCGGTCGGCAGATACTTGTAGTCGCTGCCGATATAGACGGCGATGCGACCATCGGGCAGCGCGCACGCGATGGGTTTGAGTTCAGGCACGGTGGATCCTCATGGTGACGCGCCGGCCTTCCAGACGGTGATCGAAGCGGCGGCGGATGGTGGTCAGTGGTGCCAGCCACGGATGGCGGGTGTGGAAGCGTTGTTGCAGGCGGTGGTGGACGCTTTGGTCGGCGATGTGGCCGATGTTGATGACGGTGCCGTTCATGGTTTGGCTTTCCCCTTCGTGGTGGTTTTGCGCAGGGCCTGCATCTTGGTTTTGCACTGGGTGCAGATGCTGCGGCCGCGCCAGGTGGTGGGTGGCGATTTGGTGTAGTGATTGGAGGATGAGCAGTACCACTCGCCGGTGACGCGCAGCACGGCGGCGCGCAGGCGCTTGGCCTCGGCGGCGGTGGTGTCTTGGCCGGGGCGCTTCATGCCGCGGCCTCGGTGGCCTGGTGGACGGTGCGCAGCGCGAAGGCCGCGCGCGCCTGGCGCAGGTCGTCGGTGATGTCGCTGGCGGTGCACGGGAACGCGGCGCGGCAGGGCTTGCGGTAGGTGTTGACGACCTGGTCGCGTGCATGGCGCCGCATGGCGATGGCGCGCTGGTGGTGGGCCAGCGCGAGGTAGACGCAGCCGTCGTCGTCCACCCAACAGATGAAGGTCTGACCGTCGGAGGCCAGGCGCACGCGGTAGACGATCGCCACAGCGAGGATGGCGAGGTTGCCGGCGATGTGGCCGATGGGGCGGAGGGGTGACATGGTTAGTCCAGCCCGGTTTCGGCGGGCGCATTGCGGAAAATCTCAGCGATGCGTTCGAACGCCACCGCCATCTGCCACCGGCGATGCGTCGATTTCGGCAGCCAGAAGGTCACGGCGGAACGGTCGTCATCTTCGGGTGGGTGATGGAGCATCGGCGAGGAATGAAGCACCAGTTGCGCCGCGTGATATACGGCGCCGGTGTTCGATACCTTCGACACCTCGATCACCTCGGATGTCAGTTCCTGGCTGTAGACGTTGATCCGCATGCGGGGCTCCCGGGGAGAGCCGGCGCCGCCGAAGCGGCGCCGGGATGGGTTACGGTGTGAAGGTGCCGAGGGTCAGGCTGCTGGCCGCGCCGAGCTTGGCGGCCAGGCGGTCGCGGAAATCCTTGGCGATGGCTTCGGTGATGGCTTCGGCCTGCTGGATGCGAAGCACCAGGGTGAGTTTGTCGCCGCCGGTGTTGACGCCCAGGCGCAGGGTGAAGGTGCGCTCCTGCAGGCCGTCGAACGGCACAGCCTTGAACAGGAAGCCGCTGGGCAGCACCAGCTTGCTCTTGGCGTCCACGCTCTCCATGGCGCTGCGGGTGGCGCCCATGTCGCGTTCAACGCTGTTGACGCTGCGCGCGGTATCGATGGTGATATCGCGCACGGCGGCGAGGGCGGCGCTGTACGGCTTTCCGGCATCGGCCTCGCCGTTGTAGAGCGGGAAGATGTTGTCGCGCCAGTCCTCGAGGAAATCGTGCAGCTCCCGCTGGCCGAGCGGCTTGCTGCAGGCGTCGCGCATGGCGGCGTAGGCGGCGGTGGGCTTGAGGGCGAGCGTGGCCAGGTGATCGCCGTGGCCCGGGTGTTCGTGGTCGCCGAGGTTGAAGAAGACCGTGGCGGTCATTTTGTCGGTGTCGATGAAGCCTTGGGCCGGCGCGAGGTCGGCGGCGCTTTCGTGGCGCGTGACGACGAAATCGGCGAAGTCCTGCAGGGCGGTGCTGGTGAACTTGCCGCGCAGGCGACTGCGGCCGGGCTGCAGGTGTTCCAGGCTTTCCACGCGCTGGGTGCCGTCGCGCGAGGTGAGGATGATGGCCGGGGTGTCGGTGTCGAGCACGTTGGCGCGATCGGCTTCGGTGGCCAACTGGGCGATGCGGTCGATGGCGGAGCTATCCATGGTGGGTTCCTGTGGTGGGGTAGGCAGGGCGGCGCGGCGAGCTGGCCGGGGTCAGTCGGCGGCGGGGCCGGCGGACGATGCTGCCGGTTCCGCCGAGCGCTGGAACATGTCGGTCTGCGACTCGGGGAACAGGCTGAGCACGCCGCCGCGACCCACGTGCAGCGGGGTGCTGGTGGTGGCTTCTTCGAGCACGCGGCCCTTGGTGGTCGGCTTGGCGTACTTCACCTGGTGCTTGCAGGTGACCTGACTGCTGTCGCCGATGCGCTCCAGATCCAGCGTGATGGTGACTTTGCCTTTCTTGCCGGTGGTGACCACGCCCATGGCGGTGTCGCGCAGCGCGGCGCTGAGGCGCTCGACAAAGATGCCGGCGTCGAGGTCGTTGAACAGGGTGGTTACATCGGTGGGTTTGCTCACGGGGTTGCCTCGGTAGGTGCGGCCTGGCCGCGGAAGGAAGGAGACAGATCAGCGCTCGGCAGGGCCGTGGGGGCCGGCACTCGCGCTAGGGGGAACGCGTGCCGAGCGCTGATCTGTGCTGCGTGAGCCGACGCAGCGGCGGTGGGTGGGTGGCCGAAAAGCCGATTACTGACTGGACGCCGACGGCGACACCGAACGCACGGCCCGGACGCGGCCCTGGAGGTACTGGGAGCTGAGGTTGCAATTGCCGTAGTGGAAAAAGACGCACCACGCGAAGTCCGAAGGGGACTCCGCATCGACGGTGCTGGACCAATACCAGCCGCCGCTGCAGGACGGGAACGCATCGGTGTCGATCGCGGGATGGTGGCGGCTGCGATCGACCAGGGTCAGCAATTCGTCGGCGGTCGGCAGGCGCCAATCCGTGAAACCGGCGTACGCTTTCCGGTTGAGGCCTTTGACCAGGGCGGGCGCGTTGCCGAAGGTCGCGGTGCCGGCATCCTTGGCCGTCCACATCAGGTTGTGGCGCGGATCGACGACGGCGACGTGGGTCTTGGCGGTGGTCTTGGCCGGCTTGCCGGTGGCGGTGATCTTCTGGAAATGGTTCATGGCTGGTCCTCGGCCTGCACGTCGAGTGCGGCGCGGTGGTGGATGGATGCGGTGACGTCGAGCAGGTGCGCGACGTAGCGCGGCGAGGGGACGTCGGGTTCGGTGAAACGCGGGTCGCCATGCAGTTCGCGCAGCAGGGCATCGCTGGCGTCGAGGTCGGGGCACCAGCTGGTCATGCGTTGGCACCTTGGAGCGGCCCGGCGGCGAGCACGGCTTTGCAGCGGCGGTTGTCGGCGCGGATGAACGCTTCGGTCAGTTCGCGGGCGTTGAATATCTGCGCGGCTAGGTAACCGCGTTCGCTGATGGTGCGGTAGAAGTTCTCCAGCGCAGCGAGCGCGAGGTCGTAGGCCTTGTTGGCGTCGATCAGCTCGGCCACGGCGGCGCGGACGGATTTCACTCGTTCGGCTCGTTCGTCATCGCCGCGGCCTTCGCTGCTGCGATATAGCCAGTCGTGCGTTTCGTCCAACACCGCCAGCGCATTCACCGGCCCGCTCACGACAGCCACCCACAGAAAAGCGCGATCCACGCCCCAGCGCCAGCGCCGAAAAAGACGGCCACCGTCACTTTCATGTGGATCGGCGCGGCGGCGACTTCGGCAGCGATCTGTTTCCAGACGCGTTTGCCGGCCGCGATTTCTGCTCGGATGCGATCGCGCAGCGAGAGCGGGGCGGGTTGTCGCCAGGCGCGCAGCACGCGGTCGCGCTCGGCGCAGCGCATGGCGCGTTCGCGGCTGCCGAGGTAACGCGCGGCGCGAGTATCGACCTTGGCCTGGCGGGCAGCGAGCATGCGTTCCAGCGCGATCTGCTGGCGGATGTCCGCGATGTGGCGGATTTCGGTGGGGCGAGTGTTCATGCTTGACCTCGAAAGCGGCGATCCGCCTCGTCAAACAAGGCGTCCTCTTCGGAAGTGGTGAGTGGCACGCGCATGCCCTGGGCGCGCATGGCATCGCGGATGCGCTGGGCCAGCTCCGGGTCCGTGGTGCCATCGGTGGGGTGCTGGCTGAATGTCAGCCCCTGATGGTGCGCATCGAACGCACGCAGGTCGATGGTGGCGGGCATGGTCAGGCGACCTTGCGACGGCGCGGTGCGCGCAACGGCAGGGCCAGTTGGGCAAAGTCGCTGCCCCACTCGGCCTCGGCGGCGGTGATGGTGTGGTGCTTGGCCGTTCGCGCGCCGCAGCGACATTCCAGGCTGTGGCGCTGGCCAGCGGCGATGAACTGCACGGGCTCTTTGCTGCTGCGGCCGCTGCTGCTGATATGGCGTGGCTCGGTGCCGCACTGGCGGCAACGCGCGAAGCGGCCGGTGGGGTGGGTGATGACGCGTTCGATCATGGTGACCTCCCTGGCCGCTGGAGGGCGGCGCGAGAGTGACTTTAGGCCAAACCTAAAACCATTGCAATAGGCTTAGCCTAATTCTTTTCGACGTGCGTGTTAGGCTCGCGAACGCCCTGCAGCCGCCACGTGCGGTTTGCGGCACACTCTGATCATGGAAAGGAGGTGCATGTGGACGACGTGACGTTGTGGTGGATGGTGAGTGCGGGCGTCGGTTTGGTCGTGGGCGTGGTGATCGGCACGGCAAAACATCGCGCGGTAGCGGGCGCGATATGGGGCGGACTGCTTGGCCCGGTCGGCTGGTTGATCGTGGCGATCGGGCCGGATGCAGCGCAGCGGCGTGCGAAACGCTGTCCGCATTGCTTGGGCTTGCTACCGGTGCAGCAGTCGCAGTGTGCGCACTGCAATCGTCGTGTGGTGTGGGTGCGGGGCGAGCCGCGCAAGCCTTCGGGTGCGGCTCAGTCCATCAGTCACTGAACCGAGGGGCCAGCAGGCGCCGGATGTGCTCGCGGATTTCGCGGGGTGCGGCTCGATACTGCAGGATCACTTGCACTTCGTGGGCCGACAGATCCTGTCGCCGCTCGGCGGCCATGCTTTCGGTAGTTGTTTCGCTGGATGATGGTTCGGCGCAGGCCGTCTGGTCCATTTGCATGATGATTCGTCCCCTGTAGAGATTTCATCATGCCAGCGATTTTCGAACCTACAAATCAGGGTATGTCAACGCTTTTTCCCGCGTGGCGCAGCGGGCTGATGTTTCACGCCCAACGCTGCATCAACAACAGCGCGCAATGCACTGTCGGCGGCCTGGTAGCCACGCAATACGGCCTGTTCTTCCGCTGACAGCTTGATGCCGGTGACGTAGGCCGGGGGGTCACTGTCGGCGACGGTGCCTCTCTTGGGGCCTTCGCCGAAGTAGAGCCATTCAAAGCGCACGCCGTAAAACGCCGCGATCCGGCGTGCACGGGGTGGGTCAGGCAGGTTGCGGCCGTTGAGCCAGGCCGTGGCGCTGGGGACCGATACCTTGAATCGGCGCGCCAGCCGGGAACCGGCACCGTAGCCGGCGTCGTCGCCAGCATCGGCCATCGCCTCTTTGAGGCGCGTCGCGAAGTCCATCGGGTCATGCGCTGGCGCGTGCTTAGTCATTGCCTAAATTGTCCCCGAACGGTGGTTAGGTTCGCCCTGTTGCAATTGTTTTAGGCACGGCCTAACATCACCAGCACTATGCATAACCCACACCTCGACCGTGCCTGCGCGTTGCTGGGCAGCCAAGACCGCCTTGCTGCCGCCTTGAATATCAAGTCGCCTTCCATTTCGGAGTGGCGGCAGCGGGGCCAAGTGCCGGTCAAACGGTGCCTCGCGATTGAGGAGCTGACCGGTGGCGAGGTGACGTGTCACCAGTTGCGGCCGGACCTGTTTCCGGCGCCGGCGTCGGCAGCGTTGCAGATGGCGGGATGAGTGCGTTTTCGGTGCGGCGTTCATGCGCCGCATTTTTTCAGGCATGCAGGGGTTTTCTTGGGAACACGTGTTCCCAAGAAAACCCAAGGGGCAAGCGATGCAGCAGATGAGTTTGACATTCGAACCTGGACTTTCCGCGAAATCGCGCTGCCTGCGGGACCACCTGACCGGCCAGGTGCACCAGCGTGGCTTGGTGACCGTGGCGGGAAAGATGGATCTGTCGCCATCGCGGCTTACCGAAAAACTCGCCGGGGTGGACAGCTCCGGCAAGGTCCGCGGCATGACGCTCGATGAGCTGGAGACCTACATCGACAAGACCGGCGACGTGTCGCCGGTGTATTACCTGGCCGACAAGTATCTGCGCGATCCGGCGGCGACCCAGCAAGAGGCGTTGGCCAAGCTTGCCGCGCTGGCGGATGTGCTGCCGGGGCTGATGGCGGCAGCCGGCCTGAGTTCGGCCGCGCCGAAGCGGGGTCGCTGACATGGATGTGATCGAGGCGGCGCAGCGGCGGCAGCAGGACGACATCGACCACGCTCTGGCTGGCCGCGCGCCGCGGAAGGCGGGTCGGGCGACATGCGCAAACCTGGACTGCGGCGCGCTGATCCTGCCGGTGCGCCAGCAGATGGGCGCGCAGTTGTGCATCGCGTGCCAGCGCGACGCCGAGCGTGAGGCGCAGCGATGCGCGCGCGGAGCGGTCTGACATGCCGGTATCGCAAGCCGCTGCCGTCACGCACGGCAATCGAAACCATCGCCGCCATCCAGCGGATGCTGGAGCAGGGCAGCACGCCGGAAGAATTGGCGCAGGCGCGCGCGAGCCTGGATGCACTGAACCAGCCCCGCCAACGTCAACTGCCCTTGGCGGCGCGCCGGTGACGACGTGGAAATCACCGGTGCCGTTGGGAGTCGGCGCGTCGACGAAGGTGTTCCGGCCAGGGCGCGACCTCCGGCGCATCGCCGATGTGATTTGCCAACGCGCGTGGCGGCAGGGGCCTGGCGTGCGGGTGTTCCGCTGGCCGTGCGGAACCGTGGCGGTAGTCCGGGTGGGATCCGCGGGCGACGCTATCCTATTGAGCGAATGTGGGGGCTTGCACCTTGCGACGTACGCGCGCCAGCGCATTCTGCGCGGTAGCGACGTGGAGGTCGGCCCAACATTGGTCGACGTGCTGCACGATCTGCATTGGGCGGAGGCGCATCGCCCATGATCAACATCGAGCAGATAGTCGCGCGGGTCGATTTGGTCGAGGTGGTGGAACGCCATGGCGTGAAACTGGCGAAGGCCGGCAAGGAACTGGTGGGGCTGTGCCCGTTCCACAGCGAGCGCACGCCGTCGTTCAACGTGGTGCCGGCGAAGGGCTTCGTGCATTGCTTCGGCTGTGGCGCGCACTATGACGTGATCGGGTTCGTGATGGCGATGGATGGCGTGGATTTCATCACCGCCTGCCATCAGTTGGGTGGCCATGACATCGGCATGACGGCGCGCCGCGCGGTGCTGAGTGCGCCGCGGCGGCTGGACCGCCCGCGCGATGAGCTGTGGATTCCGATCTGCCCGGTACCGGACGATGCGCCGCGCTGGGTGCCCGGCGTGAAGGGCAAAGTGTGGAACCTCAAGCGCGACCGCTGGTGGGAGGGATTGGCGCCCACGCGCGCCGATGCGTACCGCGACCCGGACGGCGCGCTGCTGGGCTACGTGCTGCGGGTGGACATGCCGGACGGCAAGATCACGCCGGCGGTCACCTGGTGCATCGGGCCGCGTGGCGAGGCGCGCTGGTGCCTGCAGCCGTTCCCCGATCCGCGTCCGCTGTTCGGCTTGGATGCGCTTGCCGCAAAACCTGACGCGCCGGTGCTGATGGTGGAGGGCGAAAAGTGCGCGACGGTCGGTGCTGGCGCACTGCCCATGTATGCCGTGACCACTTGGATGGGCGGGAGCCACGGCGTGAAACACACGGATTTCAGCCCGCTGGAAGGCCGCGACGTGGTGCTGTGGCCGGACGCGCTGGATGGCGTGGGCGCGATGCTGGGCTACATCGACGGCAGCGGGCTGCTGCATGAGGGCGTGGCGCAGCTGGCGTATACAGCCGGGGTGCGCAGCTTGCGGGTGATCGACACCGCCGGCATGCCCAAGGGTTGGGACATTGCCGACGCGGTAGCGGACGGCTGGACGGCCAAACAGATAGCGCTGTGGGCGAGGTCGCGAGTGAAGGCGGTGGAAGTTGCGGAAACGCGGCGGGTGATGGCATGACTTTATCCGTCATATCGGTTGGCCTGCGCGAAGCGAACGATTTCGTTCGGTCGTTCCATCGGCACAACAAGCCGACCGTAGGGCATGTGTTCTCACTTGGGGTGAGCGATGGCGTGGAGCTGGTTGGCGTTGCGATCTGCGGACGTCCGGTGGCACGCGGACTGGATGACGGGCAGACGTTGGAATTGACGCGCTGCTGCGTTCGCGATGGAGCCCCGAAGGGGACATGTTCGTTTTTGTATTCGAGGGCATGGCGCGCTGCCCGTGCACTTGGCTGGGCGCGGCTGATGACATACACGCTGCAAGCCGAAGGTGGTGCTTCGTTGCGTGGTGCTGGCTGGCGGATGGTTGGCGTGGTTCCGGCGCGCTGCCCGAATGATTGGCAGTCCCGAGCGGGCCGCGATTGGCAGGCGGTAGTCGGTCAAGCGAAATTCCGATGGGTGGCCGCATGACCGACCCGCAAAAGGTGGTCGTGCCCATCGGCCAGCGGCAGCAAAAGCGCGGTGGGGGCAATGGTGGCCGTGGTCGCGGCGGCGGCGGCGGCGGGCATAGCGCCCCGGGCGACTGGTCGAATGACCTGACGCGTACGCAGACGGGCAAGCCGGAGTCCACCACGCACAACACGCTGCTGGTGATGGAGCACGATCCGGCGCTCGAGGGGCTGTTCAGCCTGGACGAATTCAACAACATCGTGCGGCTCACGCGCGATCCGGTGTGGGCGGGTGGCGAGCGTGACGAGTTCACTGACCAGGACGGCACCGAGCTGGCTGGCTGGTTGGGCAGCCCCTTGCGGTACACGCTGAGCGTGAAGCGCGACATGGTGATGGACTGCGTCGAGGCGATGGCCCGGCGCAGCAAGGTGCATCCGGTGAGGGAGTACCTGACCGAACTGCAATGGGATGGTATACCGCGCATCGACGCGATGTTTCCCACGCTGTTCTCGACGGTCGATACGCCATACACGCGCCAGGCGGCGCGCTGTTTCATGGTGAGCGCAGTGGCGCGCATCTTGTGGCGCGACCCGAAGGTGCGTCACAACGGCGCTCAGGTGGACTTCATGCTGGTGCTGGAGGGCGAGCAGGGTCGCGGCAAGACGTCGGCGGTGCGAGAGTTGTTCGGTGCCGAGTGGTACGCGGAGTCAATGGAATCGCCCAGCGGAAAAGACTTCTACCAGAGCCTGCGGGGGCGCTGGTGCGTCGAGATCGGCGAGATGGACAGCTTCACGAAGGCCGACGTGACAAAGGTCAAGCAGGCCATTACGTCGCGCTTCGACACCTACCGGCCAAGCTACGGGCGCGTGGCACGATCGTTCCGGCGCGAATGTGTGTTCGTCGGCACAACCAATGAGCACGAATACCTGCGCGACGCGAGCGGCGGCCGGCGCTTCCTGCCGGTCGTGGTGGATCACGTCGACATCGCCGGCATCACTGCGCAGCGCGACCAATTGTGGGCAGAGGCGGTGAAGCTGTTCCGTGATGGTTACCCGTGGTGGCAGTTGCCAGACGATGCCGTGGAACAGCAAGAGGAACGGTTCGCCGAGGACAGCTGGCAAGGCATCATCCAGCGCTGGTTGGCCGGCAAGATGATGGATAGCGCTTACCCCTCGCGCATCGCGCTAGCGGGCAACGACACGCCTGTGACGTGGGTGACCACCGCCGAGCTTCTGACCTGGGCGCTCAACATCGACGTGGGCAAACATGGCAAGCCCGAGCAGATGCGCGTGGCCGCCATCATGCGCCGCCTGCGATGGGAGCACGCGCGCGTCATGGTCAACGGCTACCGCGAACGACGATGGCTGCCGCTGCCGCAGGCTGGCAGTGGGGGAGGTAGCGATGTGCCGTTCTGACGTCCGATGGCGTGGCAGTGCACCCGGCATTGCCCAACCTGCCCAACCTCTGCCCAACCTCTGCCCAACCTGCGGAGCGTTGCACCGTATGGGGTTGCCCAACCTGCCCAACCTTTACGGCGTTCTCGCGCATATAGGCGTGCATCTTGTTGCTGCAGTTCATTCCCTATGTGTGCGTAAACAGGTTGGGCAGGTTGGGCAGGTTGGGCAACGTCAACCACAGCGCGGTTTCCCGCTGCCCAACCTCATTGGTTACAGGTTGGGAAGGTTGGGCAAATGGCTGTCTGATGCGGTTTTCGAGGCATCATCCGAGCCTGAACGCGAACCTGAACGGAATGGCAAAAGGTACTCCCCGGCCTTACGTCATACGGGTCTAAGGGCGCGCAAAATCCCGGTAGTGACAGGGTTTGAACTATGGTTCATTGCACCCCTTCCCGGTTCATTCGGTCGGTTTAGTGGGGTGCCGGCGTGAAGGAACTGAGCCAGACCGAGTATGCGGCGGCACGCGGTGTGTCGCCGGCGTACGTGAGCAAGCTCAAGCGGCAGGGCCGGCTGGTGCTGACGCCTGGTGGCAAGGTCAACGTCGAGGCCACCGACCGCTTGGTCGAATCCACGCGCGATCCGGCCCGCGGCGGCGATCGTCGGCCCGGCGTTGGGGAAGGGCAGGGCGAAGCCACCGGCGCGCACGACGCTGCAGCGGTAGGCGTGCCACGGGCAGCGGGGCACCAGACGTACAAGGAAGCCGCGCGGCGCGAGCGCATCGCGAAGGCGCGCATTGCGGAACTGGAGTTGGCCACCCTCACCGGCCAACTGGTGCGCAAGCAGGAAGTCGACGCGGCGATCTTCGGGCTGGCGCGCCAGGCCATGGAAGCGCTGGACGCCCTGGCCGACCGCCTTGCCTCGCAGCTGGCCGCCGAGACCGACGTCGCCCGCGTGCACGCGCTGCTGACCGAACACGCGCGCAAGATCCGCGTGGCGATGGTCGGCGCGATGCCGGCGCCGGCCGACAGCCTGCCGGCGGAGGCCGCTTGATGTTCGACACCGACACCCTCGACGTCGAACTGGTGGACGGCGCCGCCGTGGTCGCGGAGAGCTGGCGACGCGGCTGGACCATCCCCGAACCCATCACGCTGAGCGCCTGGGCTGACCGCTACCGCAAGCTGCCAAAGGAAGGCTCCAGCGAAGCGGGCGACTGGTACACCAGCCGCATGCCGTTCCTGCGCGAGATCATGGATTGCCTGCACCGGGAATCCACGGTGCGCGAGACCACGATCAAGAAATCCACGCAGGTCGGCGGTACCGAAGTCGGCATCAACTGGCTGGGCTACATCATCGAGCACGCGCCGGCATCGGTGATGTACGTGCTGCCCACCATCGACACCGCGCGCAAGTTCAGCGAGCAACGCCTGACCCCGGCCATCAACCTGATGCCCGTGCTGCGGGCGCGCATCCCGCCCGCGCGCAGCCGAGACAGCGGCAACACCACGCTGATGAAGAAGTTCCCGGGCGGCGTGCTGGTGCTGAGCGGCGCCAATAGCTCGGCCTCGCTCGCGTCCATGCCGATCATGTACCTGATCCTCGACGAGCTGTCGAAGTACCCCATCGACCTGGACGACCAGGGCGGCGCCGAACAGCAGGCGTTGCGCCGCACCTCGTCCTACGTGCGCCGGAAGATCCTGCGCATCAGCTCGTCCACGATCAAGGATGCCTGCGCGATCAGCACCGCCTACGATGCCGGCGACCAGAGCCGGTACTACGTGCCTTGCCCACACTGTCAGCACAAGCAGGTGCTGGTGATCGACCAGATCACCGACGACGGCCAGTACCTCTGCATCGGTTGCGGCCAGCTGATCGAAGAACACCACAAGACCCGCATGCTCGAAGGCGGCGAGTGGATCGCCACCTTCCCCGAACGCAGCGCGACGCACCGCAGCTTCCACATCTGGTCCGCGTACGCGGCCATCGGCCTCGGCTACACCTGGCATGAAATCGCCGACATGCGCGCCGAAGCGCGCAAAGACCCCGCCAAGGAAGTGGTATTCGTCAACACCATCCTCGGCGAAGCCTACGAAGGTGCCAGCCAGAAGGTCGAGGCCAACGAACTGCAGCAGCGCGCCGGTAAGTGGGTGCGCCGCACCGTCCCGCGCGGCGGCTTCATCCTCACCGCCGGCGTCGACGTGCAGGTCAACCGCTTCGCCGTGCAGATCGTCGCCTGGGGCCGCAATGAACAGGCCTTCGTCGTCGACTACGTCGAACTGCCGGCTGACCCCACTCGCAAAGAGGATTGGGAAATCCTGTGGGAATTCCTCGACCAGCCCGTCGCCAACGCCGCCGGCATCACCCTGCACATCAGCGCCGCCGCGGTCGACTCCGGCAACTGGACGCAGGAGGTTTACAACGCCGTGCGCCCGCGGCAGTCGAAAGGCACCATGGCGATCAAGGGCAGCAAGGATGCGACCAAACCCGTCATCGGTCGCGCCAGCAAACAGGAGGTCGATACCAAAGGGCGGACGCAGCGCCGCGGCGTCAACCTGTGGATCATCGGCGTCAACTCCGCCAAGAGTACGCTCATGCAGCGCCTGCTCGGCGACACCGACCGCGAGGAAGATGCGCGCCTGATCCACTTCCCGGCCGACCTGCCGGACGACTACTACACCATGCTCACCGCCGAACGCTTCGACCTGGCCGCCAAGCGCTGGCTCAAGAAAAAGGGCGCCCGCAACGAAGCGCTGGATACCCTGGTCTACGCCTACGCCGCCGCGCTCAGCCCGGCCATCCGCATCCACGTCAAGCGCGAGGCGGACTGGGCGGCGACCGAAGCGAAGCTGGAGCCGTCCAGCGGCGACCTGTTTACCGCGAGGGCTCACGCCCCGGCGCCGGCCAGCACCACCACGACCGCACCCGCGATAGTACCTGCGGACGTCCAGACGTCCGCAAGCGATTCACGTGGAACCACGCAACCGCCGCGAGCAAACCCCTTCGCATCCTCAGACTGGCTGTCACGCCGATGACCGATTTCGTACCCGCCCAGGAACTCGTCTCCGAACTCGCCGTGGCGCTGCAGGAAGCCAAGGGCATCCCGTACGCCGTCGCCGCGGATTTCGCCGAGCCGATCGTGCGGCACCTGCAGCAGCAGTACGGTGGCGATGAGCTGTACATCCCGCAGCCCTACATGCGCGTCAACGCGGCCGACCTCGCCGCCGCGCGGGCGCAGCGCACGCCCCTGGCGGAGATCCTGCGCAAGTTCAACATCAGCCGCCGCACCTACTACCGGTTGCTCAGCCGGCTCTGAGCCGCGGCACGCTGTGCCATCCCTCCGGTAAACGTGGCACACCATGCCGGCGATTCTGGCGTCATGTCCACCGCCACCGACATGCTCGCGAAGTATCTTGCCGCCGAAGCCGCCATCCTCGGCGGGCAGTCGTATCGGTGGGGTGACCGCCAGCTCACCCGCGCCGACCTGAGCATGGTGCAGGCCGGCCGGCGGGAGTGGGAGCGAAAAGCCGCCGCCGAATCCCGCGGCGGCAACGCCGGCGTCGCGCTGGCCAACTTCGGCAGTTGCGATACATCGCGCCCATGCTGGGGCCGCAACGCATGACCGCGAAGCTGCCCCTGCTCGATCGCGGCATTCTGGCCTTGTCCCCCGGGTGGGCCGCTCGCCGCGCTCGCGCGCGCTATCAGGTCGCCGCCTACGGCAACGCCTATGAGGCCGTTCACCCCAGCCGCCTGCGCCGTGGTGCGCGCGACCAGGGCAACGGCAACGCCACCACCGGCCAGTCACAGGCGGCCCTGCGCGACATGGCGCGCCATCTGGATCGCAACCACGATCTCAGCCGCGGCATCCTCAACACGCTGGTGCGCAACGTCGTCGGCCCCAACGGCATCGGCGTGCAGCCGCAGCCGCGCGGCCGCGATGGCGAAGTGTTGCAAGACCTCGCTGCGCAGCTGGACGACCTCTGGCAGCAGTGGAGCCGCCTGCCGGAAGTTACCGGCGAGCTCAACCGCGCGCGCTATGAACAACTGGTCTGCCGTTCGATGTTCCGCGACGGCGAAAGCCTGTGGCAGTACATCGAGGGCGCCAAGCCGTTCCTCACCCACAACACCGCCGTGCCTTTCAGCCTGGAACTGATGGAGTGCGACCTGTTGCCGATCGACTACAACGATCCCGGCCGCGGCATCAGCCAGGGCATCGAAGTGGATGCGTGGAACCGGCCACAGGCGTACTGGCTTTACAAGACCCATCCGGGCGAACCGCTCAGCGGCCTGTTCCCGGAAATGAAGCGTGTCACCACGGATCGCATCGGCCACATCAAGCTCACCGACCGCCTCGGCCAGCGGCGCGGCGTGAGCATGTTCGCCTCCGTGCTAACGCGCCTGGACGACCTCAAGAACTATGAGGAAAGCGAGCGCATCGCGGCGAAGATCGCTGCAAGCATGGCCGCCTTCATCAAGAAGGGCGACGCGCAGAGCTACGAGAACCCGGCGCCCGCGCCGCGCGAAATGCACTTCGAGCCCGGCATGGTGTTCGACTCGCTGGTGCCAGGTGAAGACATCGGCACCATCGACAGCAACCGGCCCAACCCGAACGCCGTCGACTGGCGCGACGGCCAGCTGCGCGCCGTCGCTGCCGGTGCGGACGTGAGCTACAGCACCGCCAGCAAGAACTACAACGGCACGTACTCCGCGCAGCGGCAAGAGCTGGTAGAGCAGTGGACCGCCTACAGCGTATGCAGCCAGGCCTTCATCGACCAATGCACCAGCGAGGTCTACAGCCGCTTCGTCGCCGCGTGCATCGTCGCCGGCTTGGTGCGCGTGCCGCGCGGCGCCACCTTCATCGGCATCAGCCACGCCATCTACATGCCGCCGGTTATGCCATGGATCAAGCCGACCGATGAAGTGCTGGCGGACCAGATGATGGAGGACCGCTGCTATCTCAGCGCGTCCGAAATCATCCAACGACGTGGGCGCAACCCTGCCGATGTGCTGCGCGCCCAGGCCAAATGGCAGGCCGACCTCAAAACTGCGGGTGTTCGCACTCAGGACTCGCCTGCCACTGCCGTCCAGAATTCTGGAGACAACCGATCATGACCACCCGCGTCACCATCCAGATCAGCCACGCTCACCAGCCCGTCGAGGTGAAGGTGCTCTCGCGCAACGCGGCCGGCCAGTTCGTGCCCGCGGCGATGCCGCCCACGCGCATCGAGCGCGAGGGCGACGTGGTCACCTTCCACGTCCATGGCAATCAGCGCCTGCAGGTGGTCGAAGTGGAACCCGCTGCCGTGGCCACCCCCGTCCCGCCGCCGCTGCCGGACGCATCGGCCGACCTCCCCGACGATGACGCCGCGGCAGCGGACGGCGTGGACGCACTCGAGGAACCCGACCGTGCCTAAAGCCACCCAGCATTCCACCATCGCACCCCTGATGTTGCTGCGCCCCAGCGCGCTGGCCGCCAACGAATACGACCTGCTCATCTACGGCCAGATCGGCGAAAGCTGGTGGGATGAAGAATCCGTCACCGCGAAAAGCGTGGTCGATCAGCTCAACGCGCTGCCGGCGTCGATTACGCAGATCAACGTGCGCATCAACTCCATCGGCGGCAGCGTGCACGACGGCCTGGCGATCTACAACGCGCTGGTCAAGCACCCGGCCACCATCGCCGTGGCCGTGGATGGCGTGGCCATGTCGGCGGCGTCGTTCATCGCGATGGCCGGCGACACCGTGAACACGCCGTCCACCAGCATCTGGATGATCCACGGCCCCTCCACCTTCGCCGGCGGCAATGCCACCGAACTGCGCGCCGTCGCCAGCGCGCTGGATGTCTACGCCTCCAGTATGGCTCCGGCCTACGCCGCCAAATCCGGCAAGAGCGTCGACGACATCCTCACGCTGCTCAATGACGGCGCTGACCACTACTACACCGGCGACCAGGCCGTGGCCGAAGGCTTCGCCGATGCCGTGGTGGACGAAGCCGCCGCCGAGCCGGAGCCCGTGCCCGCCGAAGCCCGCGCGGCGCTGCTCTCCAGCGTCACCGGCCGCGTGGCCAGCGCCCCGGAAAACATCCGCCAGATGGCCATTGCCGCCATCGGCCGGATGCCGGTGGCCGCCGCGGCACCCACCCGTCCCGTCACCGTTTCCCCCGCGGCCACCGCCGCCAAACCCGGAGCAATCACCATGCCCAACGCAAACACCACGGCCCCGCAGGCCGATCCGGCGGCCGACGTGGCCGCCATCCAGCAGCAGGCCGTCACCGCGCTGCGCGATCGCAACGCCGACATCAAGGCACGGCTGGAGCCGTACCTGCAGCGCGAAGGCGTCATGGCCATCTACACGGCCGCGCTGGAAGACCCCAGCATGACCGCCGATGCCGTCTGCCAGAAGGTCATGGCCGTGCTCGGCTCCGTCGCCGAGCCGCTGGCCGGCGGCCCGCGCGTCGAGCTGGTCGCGGATGAGGCAGACAAGTTCCGCGCCGCCGGCGAGAACGCCATCCTGGCGCGCGCCGGTCACGTCAAGGCCGACGGCCAGAACCCGCTGCGTGGTTTCCGCATGTTGGAAATCGCCCGCGCATCGCTGCAGCGCGCCGGCAAGGGCGGCCAGAGCATGGATTCCATGCAGGTGGTTGCTACCGCGTTCACCGGCACCAGCGACTTCCCGGCGCTGCTGAGCAACGTGGCCCGCGCCTCGCTGCTGCGCGGTTACGACGAAGCGCCGGAAACCTTCGACCAGTGGACCCGCCCCGGCACGCTCACCGATTTCCGCGAAACCAGCAAGGCCGGCCTGGGCTTCTTCTCGGATCTGGATCAGATCCCGGAAGACGGCGAGTACAAATACGGCACCTTCGGCAGCAACGGCCAGAACATCGCCCTTGCCACGTACGGCAAGCTGTTCGCCATTACCCGCCAGGCCATCATCAACGACGACCTGGGCGCGTTCACCGCGGTGCCGCAGAAGATGGGCCGTGCCGCCAAGCGCACCATCGGCAACCTGGTCTACGCGATCCTTGCCAACAATCCGAAGCTGGCAGACAACATCGCGCTGTTCCATGCCAACCACGGCAACCTTGCCACCGGCGCGGCCATCACCACCGCCAGTGTGGGCGCGCTGCGCAAGCTGATGATGGGGCAGAAGGTCGACGGCCAGGCCGTCAACATCCCGCTGCGCTTCCTGATTGTGGCGCCGGACGACGAAGACAACGCCATCCTGGTGCGCGACAACCAGTTCGAGGTCAAGTCGGACGGTTCCACCAGCAGCAACGCCAACACCCAGCGCAACCGGTTCGAGGTCGTCTCGGATGGTCGTCTGGCGTCCGGCGCCTGGTTCGGTGCGGCCGATCCCAACCTGTTCGACACGATCGAGGTCGCCTACCTCGACGGCGTGCAGACCCCGTTCCTCGACCAGAAGGATGGCTGGACCATCGACGGCACCGAATTCAAGGTGCGCATCGACGCCGGCGTCGCCCCGCTCGATTTCCGTGGGCTGAACAAGAACCCGGGCGCGTAAGCCATCGCGCGTGCCCCGGTTCGCTGGGGCACGCCACCCGACTCCAGCCGGTCACCCGGCGCGCAGCATCCAAGACCTTCAACTTCCGTGGAGAGCACCATGACCACCAAATACGTACAGCGCGGCGAGTGCATCGACTACACGCCCGGCGCCGACGTGGCCGTCAACGCCGTCGTCCAGCTCGGCATCCTGCTGGGTGTCGCCACCACCAACATCGCCGCCAACACCGTCGGCGCGCTCGGCATCACCGGTGTGTGGAGCCTGCCCAAGAAGGCAGGCGCCGCGATCACTGTCGGCGCCAAGCTCACTTGGAGCGTGGCCGACGGCGCGTTCATCGTGGGCGCGGGCGTGGCCGGCGACACGCTGGGCGGTGCCGTCGCCGCCACCGCCGCCGCCTCGGCGGATACCACCGTGCAGGTGCTGTTCTGCCCGGGCACCGGTTCGGTGGTCGCCTAAGCCATGTCCGCGTTCGCCGACTTCACCGCCGCGCATCGTGAGCTGATCGCCACCCTCGGCGATCCGGCCACCTACGCGCCGGTGGTCGGCGCGCCCGGCGTGGTGCAGGCCCTGCTCGATCGCAACAGCCTGGAACTGGGCGAATACGGCCAGACGGTCGCCGTTCGCCCAGCCGTATCCGTGTTGCTGGCCGACGTACCGCGCCCCGAGCGCGGCGACCTGATCACGTTCACCGATCCGGTCACCGGCGTCATCACCAGCACCTGGCGCGTCGTGCGGCCCGCCACCGTGGATGACATCGTGGCCCAGCTGTGGGTGGAATCGGCATGATCGGCATCGCCACCCACATCGCCCGCGTGCAAGGCTGGGTGCAGGCCATCCGCACCGCCAGCGGCTACCACACCGACCTCGGCGCGAAGGTGGACACCGAACGGGTTGGCGACAACGGCGACGACGCCCGCACGCTGTGCGGCGTGTTCCTCGCCGACCTGACCCCGCTCAAGACCACGCCGCAGCGCCGCGACTGGCAACTGGATATCGCCGCCGAGGCACGCATACCCGCGCGCTTCGACACCGCCGAAGCGCAAGCCGGCAACGCGTTGGAAGACCTGGTCGCCTGCATCCCCACGCGCACCACCGACCCCGACAACAACCTCGCCACCCTCGAGCTGGCCGGCACGGCATTCGACCGCCAGCCCGATGGCGTCCCCTACATCGTAGTCAGTGTGACCCTGCGGGCCACCGTCTACGAATTCATTCCCCAGCCCGCGTAATCGGAGGTAACACCCATGTCTGGTCTCTTGTGCTCGGGCAATGTGCGCATCGCCCTGCTCGCCGACGACGGCACCAACGTCGGCTATCTGCCGGTGAAGAACACCGTCGAACTCAGCCTCAACCCCGGCGCCGTCAACACCATCGAGCGCGCCTCCAAGATGATCGAGTCGTTCGGTCAGAACCTGGACACCGTCAATATCCCGGGCAGCCCCACGGTGAGCATTTCCGTGGACGACGTCGACGCCGATACCGTGGGCATGGCCTTCCGCGGCGACGTGATCGACCTGAGCCTGCCGGCGCTCACGGATGAGGATGTCACCATCGCCGTCAAGCCGGGCGGCACCTATGCCCTGGCCGCCATGGGTTACGCGCCCACCGTGAGCGCGCTCAAGAGCACGGATCAAACGCCGGTCACCTACGTCGCCAACACCGACTACACCGTCGACAGCGCCAGCGGCATGATCACCATCGTGGACGGCGGTGCGATCGTCGCCGCGCAGGACGTGGTGGCCACCATCAGCGCCCCGGCTGTTACCGGTCGCCGCGTCAACGCGGCCAGCAAGAGCCAGCTCAAGATCAGCATCAGCGGGCGCATGAAAAACCTCGCCACCGGCAAGTTCGTCAACGTCAACGTGCCCGAAGCCACCGTCTCGCCCAGCGAAGCGGTGGACTTCCTGTCCGGCGCGTGGGCCGTCAACAAGCTGGAAGGCCCGATCAAGACGATCGGCACCGCCGCGCCGTACACGGTCGACTTCCTCGATTGATCGGCGGTGGAATGGCAGGGGCCGGCGTTCCATGCGCCGGCCTTTGCTTTTCTGTGCCATCCCTCCGGTAAAGCTGGCACATCGCCCCGGCGATGCTGGCGGGCATGGCCTCCCGTCGCAATTCCGCCGTCAAGATCTACGTCAACGGCAGCACTGCCAACAATCTCTATGGCCTGGCGAAACGCGTGGGGCAGCAGGTCTCGCGCATGTCGACCGCCTCGGCGCGTGCCCAGGCATCGCTGGCGAGGCGTGTGCAGCCAGAGACCAAGCGGGAGATCCGCAAGGTCTACGGCGTCAAGGCCGGCGAACTCAACAAACGCATGCGCCTGGAAACCGGCCGGCGCGGCGGTGACGACTACCTGAGCATCTGGGCCAGCACCCGCAAGATTTCGCTCATCGCATTTGGTGGCCGGTGGGGCGGCGTCAAGACGGCCGGTGCCGTCGCATCCATCCTGCTCGGCAGCCGCAAGACCTATGAATCGGCGTTCATCGCCACCGTGGGTTGGCGTGGCAGCAGCGGCGCCGGCATCAAGGCAGATACGGCCAGCCGGAACATCTACGTGCGCAGTCGTGGCCCCGACGGTCGCCGCGTGGGCCGTGGCCCGTTGAAGCGCCTGAAAGGCCCCAGCGTGTTCGAGATGATCACCACCGCGGCCAAGGCCCACAGCGCGGACACGGTGGCCAGCCGCGTGCTGCCGGCGCTGCAGGACTACTACGTGAGCGAACTCACGCGCCAGATCGCGCTGGAGCTTCGCCGTGGCTGACCGGACCTTCGAGGAAGCCATCCGCCTTGCCTTCGAGACCTCCGGCACGGATGGCATCAAGCAAGCCGCCGGCATCATCGCCGGCATGGGCGATGTCTCCGAAGAGGCGCGCCAGAAAGCCGCGGGGTTGCTGGACGACATCGGCAACGTCGAGAAAGCTGGTGCCGCGGTACGGCAGTACGAGCAGATCAGCAAGAGCGTGCTGGATTACCAGCGCCAGATCAGCACAGCGCGCGCCAAGGTGCTGGAGCTGGCCGCCGCAGTCAAGGAATCCGATGCGCCGAGCAAGGCGCAGCAACGCGAACTGGCCAAGGCCCGCAGCACGCTGAGCGAACTGGTGGGCGAGCAACAGCGCGAGCTGGGCACTCTGCGCACGCTCAAGACCAGCCTGGACGCACAAGGCATCAGCACGCGCAACGCCGCCGCCTCGCAGAAAGACCTGGCCGCGCGCACCGCCACCGCCAGCGCCAACCTGCGCGCGATGGTGGGCGACCTGCAGCGCACACGCGCCGCGGATGCTGCCCTGCAGGCAGCTCTCGCACAGGCGGCGCAGAAATCCAAGAGCGAAACCGAACAGTACGATGCGGCACTGAAAAAGGTTCGCGCGCAACTGGACGCGAACAAGGAAGCAGCCACCCAAGGCGCCGCCGAAACCACCAGCGGCCTCACCGCGACCGCCGGCGCCATCAACAAGATCAAGGCAGCCCTGGCCGGGCTGGGCGTGTTCTTTTCCGCCCGGGGTATTTTCAGCGGCATCCGGTCGATCCTCGGCACCGGCGACGAGTTCCAGAAGTTCGAAAAGCAGCTCACCAGCATCTACGGCAATGCGTCGAAAGGCCGCGATGCGTTCGCCTGGGTAAAGCAGTTCGCGAAAGACACGCCGCTGCAACTCGACCAGGTGATGCAGTCGTTCATCCAGCTCAAGAACTTCGGCATCGACCCGATGAGCGGCGCGCTGCAGGCAGCGGTGGATCAGAACGCCAAGCTGGGCGGCGAATCCGAACGGCTGCAGCGCATCACGCTGGCGATGGGCCAGGCATTCGCGAAGGGCAAGCTGCAGGGCGACGACATCAAGCAGATGATCGAGTCCGGCGTGCCGGTGTGGCAGCTGCTCACGGAAGTCACAGGCAAGTCCACGGCCGAACTGCAGAAGATGTCCGAAGCCGGCAAGATCGGCAAGGATGTGATGGAGAAGTTCTTTGCCCAGATGGGCAAGGATTCCGCCGGCGCCGCCGCCGATCAGATGAAACTGCTGAGCGGCCAGTGGTCGAATCTCGGCGACAACGTGCAGCAGTTCGAGGATCGCATCGCCCGCAAGGGCGTGCTGGATTTCTTCCGCGACCAGCTGGCCTCACTGAATGACCTGATCGGCCAGATGGCGTCGGACGGGCGGCTCGATCGTTACGCGCAGAAGATTTCCGACGGCATCGTCGCGACGGCGCGCGCGGTCAAAACCGCCACCACCTTTCTTGTAGAGCACGCCGCGGCCATTGCCAACGTCGTCAAGGTCTACGCCACGTTCAAGGTGGCGCGGCTCGCGGGCGAGCTGGCCATTGCGGCGGCGAGGTTTGTCGACACCACGCAGGCGGCGAACGCCGCCGCCGGTGCGCTTGCCGGCGCTGGCAGGCAGGCCGGCTTCGTGGGCCGCATGCTCGGCCGCATCCCCGGCGGCATCAAGGTGGCGATCGCCGTCGTCGGTTTCGATCTGCTGGTCAAGGCCGGCAACTACATCGGCGAGCTGGCCGGCAAGCACAGCGAGGCGGCCAAGAACCTCGAAGACGTGCAGCGACGCGTCAACGCGCAGATCCGCGCGCAGGCCGAAGCGTACATGGAGGTGGAGCGCCAGTATTCGCGCTATTACGACACGCAGGTGCTGGGGGTGGAGGAATCCGCCAAGCTCACCGACGCGGAGCGCGCAGCCTACGCGGAGCGGTTGAAGGGCCTGCAGGCGTACCTCTCCGCCAAGGCATCCGAACAGCGGCGCTTGCAGCAGCTGGGCGAACTGAGCCAGAGCGAGCTGGAGAAAACACTGGCCGCCGAACGTGCGGCGAAGCAGGGCATGGACGACCTGCAAAGGGGCGCCGACCTGGCCGCCGCCGCACTCAAGAGCAAGCTGAGCGCGGGCGCGCAGGCGGTGCGCGAGAGCCTGCAGGGTATCGGCGACGATGCCACCACCGCCGCGACGCGTATTGGCACGCTGTTTCAGTCGTTCCAAAGCGACTCCATCACCAGGATCGGCGATATCGCCTTGGCGCTGGCCAAGGTGGCCTCGGAGTCGCAGGCCGCGGATGAGGCGGTCCGCCAGGGCTTGTCCGATACGCTCAACCAGCTCAGCAGTACCGACCTGCTCAAGTTCCAGTCCGCTTCCACGGCGGCGTTCAGCGCATTCCACGTGGGCGCCGCAGCATCGGCCAGCGTGGTGGAGACCGTGCTGCAGTCCGCGCTGGAGCGGCTTGGCGTGGCCGCCGACCAGTGGGGCTTGGCCAGCACGGAAGCGGCCCGCCAGAACGTCGCAGCGTTCGAGACCGTGGCGGAGAATGCCGCCGCCACCGCTGGCACGATCGAGGCGGCTTTCCGTAAGGCATTGGCGAACGCCACCACGGTGGAGGCAGTCAAAGACCTCGGCACCGCGATGCAGGTGGCGGGTCAGCAGGGCAAGGTCGGTTTCGACGCCACCGAACGCTCAGCTGCAGCGGTACAGGACCGTATCCGCGCTCTGCAAACTGCGCTGGACCCGCTCAACGCGTCGTTCTCACAGCTCGGCATCACCTCCAAGCGCTCGCTCGACGATGCGGCTGCCGCGGCGCGCACGTCATTCGATGCAATTGTGCGCGCCTATCGCGGCGGCCATGCTGCGATCGAGGATGTGCGCGCGGCCTTCGGCTCCTACGCGAAGACGCAGCTGGATGCGGTAGCAAACTCCGAAAGCTGGAAGCAGGCGTCGGTGCGCAACGCGCTGCTGGTGCAGGGCGCCACGCTCAACGTGTCGGAAGAGATGGCCAAGCTGGGGCTATCCGGCCAGGACGCCACCGACAAGATCGGGGAGGGCGCGGGCAAGGCGGCGGATGCGTTGCAGGGCACCGCCGCGGCCGCCACCGCCGCAGCCGATGCCACCGACAAGGCGGGCGACAGCGCGGACCGCTACGCCGATTCCGCGACCCGGGCCGCCGATGCCAGCGGTGATGCGTGGGTGGCTTCCGGTCGGCGCTCCAGCGTGGCTCTGAACGGGCTCAGCGATGCGCTGCTGCGCGCCTACGTGGCCACCAATCGCTTCGCTGGCACGCGGCAATGGCTGGAAAAATTCAACGACATCACCGCCGAATGGCAACGCCAGAACGACGCGCTCAGCGAACAGCTGGAGTCGCTGAACAAGCAAAACGCCGCCTACGACGAAATGGCCCAACGCGTCGAGACGTTGCGGCAGCAATACGGCTATCTCAACGACGACCAGCTCCGCGCGCTGGCGCAGGCGCAGCAGACGCTGGAGGAAAACCAGAAGCGCGCCGAGGATGCGGTCCGGCAAAGGCAGCAGGAAGCGTCGCGCCAGGTGGCGGATGAGCAGGCCAAGCTCACCGAAAAGTGGGAGAAAGAGGCCGCCGCGAAGAAGGCGGCCGTCCCCGCGGCCGCCGAACAGCCGCCCCAGCGCATCGCCATCGACCTCAGCGTGTCCGCCAGCCAGCAGCCGGGCGCCGTGCCCGCGCAACTCAGCCCCACCGACGTGCAGCGGATCGCGAACGAAGTGGTCCGCCAGATCGGCATCGCGCGCACCACGAGTAACCGATGACCATGCCCCAGATCACGCTCGGCACCGTCACCCTGCCACCGGACCTGCAATGGTCGGATGAGTTCGCCTGGGTGGGCTTGGGCCTCACCGCCAAGGTCTCGCTGACCGGCGCGGAGATTGTCCAGGCCGGCGTGTTGCAGGCGGGTCGCCCGATCACGCTGCAGGGCGGAGCCGACTTCTCCTGGCTCGACTACGCGACCGTCGAGGCGTTGCGCACGCTGGCCAGCGCGGCCGCCGCCACCTACACGCTCACGCTGCCGGACGGGCGCACGTACAACGTGCGCTTCCGCGCTGAGGATACGCCGGTGGAATGCGTGGCGGTGGCGCACCGCGTGTCACCCGATACCGGCAAACGCGACGCGCTGCAATACATCCCCATCATCCGATTGAAAACGGTGTAACCCATGCCCATCGAAGTCACCGACATCCAACTGCTGGCCTCCGAGCGCCTGACCGACACCGACGACGGCGGCGGCAAGATGACCGGCAACGTCATCGTGTCCGGGGCCATCAACAACCTTTTCCCCGACATCAGCCGCCTCGATCGCACCTATGGTCGCCTGAGCCTGCGCAAGGCGTTCATGTCGGTGCGCTCGCAGAACACCGACACCTACCTCGGCGCGCACGTGATCGTCACCGACCCGCCCAGCGACGACAAGGTGGCCGTGACCATGTTCACGACCGGCAGCCCCACCGACGTGCGCAGCAACGCGCAGGACCGCATCGAGAGCTATCTCACCGCCGGCCCGCTCAGCGCCTACTACGTGTTCGGCAACCAGCCGCAGGGCGCCAAGGCGATCACCCTGTTGGGCCGCGTGGAAGATGTCTTGCCGGAGGTTGGCGACGTGCTGGTGATCAGCGTCGAGAGCGGTGCAGTGGTGACGTCGCAGCAGTACGTGCGCATCGCTGACGTCAAGGCCGAAACGCGCAGCTTCACCGATGCGCAGGGCGACTACACGCGCAAGGTGGTCACGCTGAGCCTCACCAGCGCGCTGCGGCAGACTTATATCGGCGCCGAGGCCAGCCGCCTCAGCAACGTGATCCCGCCCACGCGCATGCGCACAGTCACCGTCGCGGACGCCAGCAGCTACTTCGGCGTGAGCAAGCTCACCGCGCCGGCATCGGCCAGCGACCTGCAGGTGACGGTGGAGAGCATCACCGCCCAGCTGGTGCCCAGCACCACGCGCGAGGTGGCGGTGGCCGGCGCCACGCCGGGCCTGGCGCTCAGCTACATCGCCGCGAGCATCGCCCAGGCGCTCACCACCGGCGCCTCGCCGCGCTACCAGTACCGCGGCGTCTTCCCGGGCAGCCTGCAGGCCAGCACCAGCAGCGGCACCGCCAAGGATGACGGCGCCGGCAACATGAAGGTGGGCACCAGCACCGTCGGCGCGGTGGATTACGAGTCCGGCCGGCTCAGCGGGCCCAACATCAACGGCGGCACGTATATCCCGGCGGCCACCAGCAGCAGCGCAAGCAAGACCTATTCCGTCGGCGTCACGCTGGCCAGCCAGGGCACGGTGTACGTCGTCACGCTGCCCAGCATCCCCAGCCCCGGCACGCTGAGCGTGGCGTTCCGCTACCTGGGCAAGTGGTACACCCTCACCGATTCGGCGCGCGACGGCACCGTGGCTGGTGATTCCGCCGCGGCCGGTGGCGGTACCGTGGATTACACCACCGGCGACGTCACCATGACGCTCGGCGCCATCCCGGACGTGGGCAGCAAAATCGTCTACAGCTGGGGCGACCCGACCAGCTACGAGCAGCACGGCGGCGACCTGACCGTCACCGACCCGACGCTGATGTTCCAGGTGAGCCATTGGCCGATCAAGCCCGGCTCGCTCTCGCTCAGCTGGCTCACCGGCGGCGTGACCAAGACCGCCACCGCGGACAGCGCCGGCGTGATCACCGGCGACGCTACCGGCAGCGTGGTGTACCTGGACGGCACCATCATCATCAAGCCGGCCAGCGGCGCGTTCCCCGACTCGAGCGCGAAGATCCAGGTGGACTACACGCAGGCGGAGGGCGCGAAATCGTCCGTGGTCGGCGCGTACTCCGCCGGCACCATCACGTTCGACCTGCCGGCCAACGTGCTGCCGCTGCAGCCCGGTGCGGTTTCCGGCTCCATCGTGGGCGTCTACGGTGCCAGCCAGCCGACCATGTGGTGGAAGGATGACGGCGCCGGCGCGGTCATCTCCGCCACCGAGCTGGCGCCGAAGTACAAGCGCGTCGGCGGTGCCACCGGCAACCTGCCGATCGTGGCCGTGGCCAGCGGTAGCATCGACTACACCACCGGCCATGTGATCATCCAGCCCGGCAGCCTGGCGCTGCGCGAATTCGTCGGCACCGGCACGTTCAACGTGCCCAGCGCCGACCCCGTGGCAGATCCATACTTCACCGGCGAATGGCAGCTACAGGGCGGCGTGCCGACCTTCGTGCCGTCGCCGCTGGTGCAGTACAACGCCCGGCGCAATTCCGCCACGGAAACCGCGCAGGCGGAAGCGATCGACTACCCGGGCGTTGGCTTCATGCTCAACCGCACCCTGATCGACCCGATCCTGCCGGGCAGCGTCTGGTTCACCTGGGGCGGCAAGACCTACATCGACCGGCAGGGCAGCATCTTCCGCGACATGGACGCCAGCAACGGCAGTGCCGTGCAGGCCGGCACCATCAACTACCAGACCGGCGAGGTGGTGCTGAGCAACTACGGCGCCAGCACGGGCGGCGCCGTGAGCCTGGTCTCGCTGGTGACGCGCTACGGCGTCATGCCCACCAGCTATGTCGTGTTCCGCACGCCCGGCGCACCGCTGCGGCCCGCGTCGTTCTACGTGCAGGCCATCCGCGTGGATACCGGCGAGACCATCACCGCCACCAGCACCAGCAACGGCAACATCACCGGCACGTTCATCGGCGGCACCGTCAACAACGACATGGGTTGGGCGGAGGTACGTTTCGGCAGCTTCGTCACCGCCGCCGGCAACGAAAACGAGCCGTGGTACAGCGCAAACAATGTCGTCGGCACCACCGTCTGGAAGCCGATCTTCGTCGACCCCAGTACGATCAAATACAACTGCGTCGTGCAGACCACGCTGCCGCTGGACGCCGACCTGCTCGGCATCGACCCGGTGCGCCTGCCGCTCACCGGCAAGGTGCCCATCTTTCGCGACGGCAACGTGGTGGTGATCCACGACGACCGCACCGTCAACCTCACCGCTGGCTTCGGCCCCGGCAGCACCATGACCTTGCCTGACGCGCCGATCTCGCAAGCCGCGCTGGTCGACTCCGCGGGCGAGGCCGTGCCCATCAGCATGTACACGGTCGACATGGATACCGCCGTGATCACCGGCGCCACCGGCTACGACGTGAGCGGCATGACCGCCCCGATCGTTGTGCAGTACACCGTCGAGGACATGCTGCTGGCCAGCAGCGTGGAACTCGGCGGCCAGCTCACCCTTGTCTCGCCGCTGAGCCGGGACTACCCCAGCGGCGCCAAGGTGAGCAGCGCGTTGCTGTTCGGGGATCTGCAGGCGCAGAACCCGGTGTTTTTCAGCCAAGCGACGTGGCAGGGCGCGTGGAGTGATGCGATCAGCGGGGCGGGCACGACGGCGCAATACAACCGCACCACGTATCCGCTGGAGCTGGTCAATGCGGACAGCGTCACTGAACGGTGGGCGCTGATTTTCACCAGCAGCGCCAGCGGCAACATCGTGGGCGAGACGCTGGGCCAGATCGGCACGTTCACGACCTCGCAAAATGCCGCGCCGGTCAACCCGCTGTCTGGTCAGCCCTATTTCACGCTTGCGGCGGGTGGGTGGGGTAGCGGCTGGGGCGTCAACAACGTGCTCCGGTTCAACACGATCGGCCCGAATGCGCCGGTCTGGGTAGCGCGCACGGTGTTGCCAGGTGCGCAGGCGATCACGGATGACTCGTTCCGGCTGCAGATGCGTGGGGATGCCGCGTAATGGCTGCCAGCACAACATATTTGCAAGAGGTGTTGGCCGATCTCCCTGTGTGGGCGCTGACCTGCAACGAAACCTCCGGCAGCACTGTGGCCGACGCCACGGGAAATTTGCATACAGGTTCGTTGTCGGGGAGTTATACGCTTGGCCAACCGCCGATGACGCCTGGGCTTGGCAAGAGCATTGCATTCAGCGCGTCCAATAATGGCAAGATATTGATCCCTTACAGTTCGTCGTTCATGTATGCCAACGACTGGGCTATTGAGCTGGTCATGAAATGTACCGGAAATAATCTAGGCCAAGTTTTCGGGTGGTTTGACGGTACTGCCCCTTATTATGGCGGCCCAGCAGTCTACGTAAATAACAACATCGCCAACGGTATTTCGGTGCGCGACAGCGTAGCTGGGTATGCATCGGTTGGAGGTGTTACGGATGGCGTGTTCAGACATTATTTGTTGGGTCGGCGCGGAAATAACATCGAAGCATGGGTTAATGGCGTTCTGATTGGTTTGGCTTCGGACATTCCAGTAAAAAAGCCTACCGGCAGCTGGGTGCAAAGCCTGATGGCATTCCGCGACAATACACAGGGCGTTGCCGGGTCTCTCGATGAGGCGGCGTATTACACCAGCATGCCGTCTCCCGAACGCATTGCAATACATGCAGCAAGATCACTGGATCGTCGCAAGCTTGCCGGATCAGCGAAATTGGATACCGGTGCGCCGGCAACCGTGGTGTTGGCGCGGCGATGGGACACGCATGTCCATGTCGCCCAAACAACCCCTGACAATAACGGAAACTGGTCAGCGTATGTCGATGCCGGCGATTATGAAGTAACGACTATCGGTCCGTCCGGTTACCAGCCGATTTGCCATGGGCCGGTGACGGCGTTGGATTTCTAAGTGTCTACCGCGCCGTATGTTCCGCCGACCGGATTAAGCATTACGGTAGTTTTAAAGCCAGGTTATGTTGCGCCCGGTGGCTTGAACGTTAATGCGGTGTTGATTCAACCGGGCTCGCCTCCAGTGTCGTCTGGTGCTTATGCCGCGGTGGTTTTGTCATACCGCGCGGCGGATCGGCGTTCGGCGAGGCCGCTGGATTCCGCGTGGAAACCGACGACACAACGGGCAAGGCCGGCGGCGATCGCCTGGCGGAAAGCGGCCATCGCGTGCATCACGGCGGAATATTCATGGAGTAAGACCCGCGCGGCGGATTTAACGTCTGACGTGGTGTGGCAGTTCGGCGGCATGTTGTCGTGCAACTTTGCCAGCCCTTGGTCCACGGTAGTCGCCACCGACCACCGCAGCTCGTTGAACTGGCGGCCAGTCGCCGCGCGTTGGCAAGTGGGTGTGAGCGTGCCATGGGTGGTGGTTTATCCGCGGCAGGCCTTGCAGGCAGTCCTCTGGCATCGTGCGTCATTGCCTGCCTTGATCTACCAGGCTCCACCAACCAGCGCTTATGTGCCCCCGGCTGGCACAGCGGTAACCGCCATATTGGCTCCCGGTTATGTACCACCGCCGCAAGACACCATTGACGTGGTGATGAGCGGATTTTCTCAACAGCCTCCGGTGATCGTCCAGCGCGCGGATCCGCCGCGCTGGGTCATCCGCTGGGGTCTCGTCGCTACCGCCGACAACCGCTACGTGATCCGCTGGGGCCTCGGCGACCAGTACCACCGCCCCGATCCTCCCCCGATCGACAACCCCTGGACCGGCAGCCCGAACGAGCCCCCACCCATCCCCATTGCCCGCAGGGTCTACATCATCATGAACGACGTGCAAGTGGTACGGCTGCCAGAGCGCACGCCGATCGATGTGCTGTCCGTTGACCTCAACGCGTCGGTCGACAGCTGGGCGTGGACGGTGCGCATGGAGCTGGCCAACCCGGCGCAGCTCGCCCTGCTCAAGCCTGGCGGCGACGGCCCCAAGCTGGTCGAGATCACCATGAACAGCTATGTGTGGACGGCGATCATCGAGGGCAGGGAACGCAGCCGCGCGTTTGCCAACGCCGCCGTCACAGTCACCGGCCGCAGCCAGACCGCGCTGCTCTCCGGCGACTACACGGCAGCGCGCTCCAAGTCGTTCGAGAGCGCCTATTCCGCGCAGCAGCTGGCCAACCTCGAGATCAGCGAGCGCGCACTGCCGTTCACCGTCGACTGGCGCGGGCTCGATTGGGTGGTGCCCGGTGGCGTCTGGTATTACCAGGACCTGGCGCCCATCGACGTGATCGCGCAGATCGCCGCCTCGCGCGGGGCCGTGCTGCAGTCGGCGGCCGGCGACGCGAGCCTGATTGTGCAGAGCCGCTACCCGGTGAGCCCGTGGTCGTGGGATGCGGGCAGCGCGGATGTGGCGCTGCCGATCGACTGGGTGACCAACGTCAATGCGCAGCAACACAGCAAGCCCATGTATGACGCGGTTATCATCGCCGGCCAGGCGCAGGGCGTGCTGGCCAAGGTCACCCGCGCGGCCAGCGCCGGTGCCACGTTCGCGCCGCAGGTGGTCGACCAGCTCATGGTCACCGCCGACGTCGCCACCGAACGCGGGCGCAACGTGCTGAGCGACCGCGGCGTGCAGGAACAGGTCGATATGGATATCCCGCTGTTCGCGCCGGGCACCGTCACCGCCGGCATGTCCGGCCTGTACCAGCCGCTGCTGCTGGTGGACGTGCAAGACCCGAACGACCCCTGGCAGGGCCAGACCGTGGGCGTATCCATCAGCGCCCGCCGCGGCGGCCCCGACAACAAGGCGCTGGAGATCTGGCAGCGCGTATCACTCGAGAGGCACCTGTCCGATGCTAGTTGACGTCTGGAAGCGATTCGAAGGCCTGCTGCCGTCGCAAACCGTCACCATCGCCACGGTGGCGGCGATCAATACCGACGGCACCAGTTCGCTCACCACGCCCGAAGGCGGCACCCTGCGCGCGATCGGCACCAGCGTCGGCGTGGGCGCCAACGTCTACGTGCAGTTCGGGCGCATCATCGGCCCGGCACCATCGCTGACCCCCTATAACATCACAGTGTAGGTGACCGCCTACGGTGCTGGACGTCGCGCGCCGACAGGTGCGATGCTTTGCGCGTGGCAGCATGGTGCGCACTTTCAGCGCATGGAGAACGGCATGTCTGACAACCTGCACAATCGCGGTCCTGCTGACCGTACACGTGTCAACGTCAACGAATCATGGGAACTCCGGTACTGGTGCAAGGAATTCAATTGCACCGAAGCGCAGTTGCGCGCCGCCGTGCGCGCCGTGGGCGTGATGGCGAAAGACGTGCGTGCGCACCTGGCCAAGCGATGAACCGACTGCTTGCCATCGTCGCTGGCCTGCTGCTGGCGTTCGCCGTGCACGCCAGCGACAGCGTTCGTTTCGGCAGTCGCGTGATCACCGTCGGCGACTCGGAAAGCAAGGTGCTGGATGTGGCCGGCGAACCCGAGCGCCGCGTACAGCTCCAGAACCGATACGGCGCGGCCACCGGCTACCGACTCGACTACGAGGTGGGCCGCAAGACCGTGCAGATCTACATCACGCAGGGGCGCGTGGTGGCGATCGACGAAGTGTATTGACGGTGCGCCTGGAAGAACTGCGCGTGGATCAGCGCGTGATGGTGGTGAATGAGACCCGCCATGGTGGCCGGCTGTACCTGCAGGAAGTCGACGTGCACCGCATCTATCATCCCGACACGGGCGCGGTGAACATCCGCGTCTGCGTACTCGACGGCAGCGGGCAATGCTTCGCCGGGTTCCAGCCGGAAGACCTCGATTTTCCGTAGTGCCATCCCTCCGGTAAAGCTGGCACACCCGCTGCCCGATGCTGGGCAGCATGCAGTCATCGCCAACCCCTGCCGCCACTTCCGCCGCGCCCTTCCTGCTCGCCTGGGGCGCTCGCGTCAGCACCGATTTCGCCCGCCACCTGCTGGGCATCTGCAGCGAGTTCGGCTGGGGTCGATCGCATGCAAACTGGCTGATGGCGTGCATCGCCTTCGAGTCGCGTGAAACGTTCAGCGCGAGCGTGCGCAACGCCGCGGGCAGCGGGGCGGTGGGGCTGATCCAGTTCATGCCGTCCGCGGCGCGCGGCCTGGACACCACCACCGAAAGCTTGGCGGCGATGTCTGCCGAATCGCAGCTGACGTACGTGCGCGCGTATTTCCGCGCCTATGCCCGGCGCGTCCAGAGCCTCAGCGACATGTACATGGCGATCTTGTTGCCGAAGTACATCGGCACCGCCGAGGGCACCGTGCTGTTCTCCGGCACCGGCGCCAGTTACCGGCAGAACGCCGGTTTGGACGCCAACACCGACGGCAAGATCACCAAGGGCGAAGCCACCGCGCGAGTGGCCGCCATGCTGCAGCGTGGGCTGGAACCGGCCAATGCGGCGGCTTACGTGTGGCCATAGTCGTGGCCACCACTTTTCACAACAGGGGCCACTGATCGCGCGCGGACAAGCGTGGAGGGCGTCGAACATGACCAGTTATTGCGGGGCCACGATGGACGATCCAAGCAACCTCCCCAACGGCATCGGCGGCCTGATCGGACTGGCCAGTGCTGCCATCGTCGGGGCCATTCTCTGGTTGCGCCGGTTCTTGTCGAAAGACGCCACGGACCGCTCGGCCGACACCGCCTACCGGTCCCTGATCGAGGATCTGCGCCAGCAGATCGAACTGGAGCGGGCGCGCAACAAGGAACTCAGCGACTCGCGCGACGCGGCCGTGGAACAGATCAGCGGCCTGCGCCAACAGGTCTCCGATCTGAGTGACCAGGTGGCGAAGTTGCAGCGCCAGCTCGCTGCCTTGCAGCCTGCGTCGACGCCGTCGTGACGCGCGGCCAGAAAGTCGCCGACTGGTACCGCGGCCACGCGGCGTGGCTGGCCGTGATCACGCTTTCCGCGGCCACGTTCGGGTACGGCTACTGCCTGGCCACGGTGCAGGCCCGTGCCGATCGCGCGGATGAGGTCGCCAAGACCGCCGCCGCGTACCAGACCGCGCTGAGCGCCAAGGATCAGCTGATCAGCCGCCTGGCCGGCTCCGCCGTGAAAGCCTCCGACCAGGCCGCGGACGCGGCCAGCACCGCCGCCATGGCCGCCGATACCGCCGCGAAAGCCGCCGACGCCGCAGCAGCACACAAGCCGGTGAAGAAACCATGACCCATCGCGACGACCTCGACCCAGCACGCGGCATCCTCGCCGCCAGCGCGCTCGGCCTGCTGCTGTGGCTGATCGTGGCGGCCATCGCCTGCGCGATCTACCGATGAGCGCGGCCGCCGCCGTCTTGCGTCACTGGCGCGCGATCCTGGCCGTGCTGCTGGCGGCGGCGCTGGCGTGGTGGGGCTATGCCAGCCTGCAGGAGTACGGATCGCGCCAGTTCGAGGCTGGCCGCCAGCAAGTCCTGGCCGCCGATGCCGTCGCGGCGGCGGCGGCTCGCGAACAGGCGGACCAGCGCGCCGCCGCCGCCGCCGCCGCCGGCGTCGACTTGCACATCGCCCTCGACAGCCAGCTGCCGAAAATCGAGACCACTACCCATGATGCCGCCGAAAAAATCCGCACCATCTACCTGGCTCCGCCTGCTGCTGATCGCGCTGTGTGCGAGCGTCCTGCCGGCGTGCCAACGGAACCCGACGCCGCCCGTCGGCGTGCCTACGCCGCCGCCCGTGGTGACCTGTGA